CGATACGTTTCGCGCCGACCAAGACATCGAGCTCGTGCTGTTGGATCTCGACGACTGATCCCCAATGAATCCCGATGCGTGCTTGCAAGTGGGTCTTCAGGGGGACCTCTGCCTGATAATACAAAGCCCAGTTGAGCGCATCAATCGGTCGGTCAAAACTCAAAAGAAATCCGTCGGAACGGTCGATCTCTCGCCCCCGAAATCGATATAGTAGCGACCTCGCAAGGCGGTCGTGATATTGTAGCCAAGTCGCGGCGCGGACTGCGCCCACCCGAGACACAAACGCGGTCGAGCCGATTAAGTCGATCAATACTATGGTTAGATTTCGTTGCTTGAGCTCCATGTTTTCTCCGTGTTTCGGGGCTGTGTTATTATACCGTGAAAAGGAGATCCACATGAACGCAGAACGAATTGAGCGGATGATCGCTCGCGCATATGAGGCTCACGCGATGAACGTCGTTGAGCCTCCACGGAACATGTATGTCAATGATCGAGGAGAATTACTTCACAAGGATCGATCAGGCGAGTACTACGAAGCGACCGCAGAGAGCAACGGGCACACGGGAGCCGAGATCATACGTTACATCCGAGAGGGCCTCGAATGGCCCAAGGACACCCCATATCTCAATTCTTGGAATTTGAAACTCGGGGGCTTCTCTTGGTGTGGAGCTTTCGCGGCGTGGTGTGACATCGAGCTGAGATCTGATCTACGAAAGAAAGTGCTCCCCTCTACGTATCGCCTCTGGGAGTATTGCCGAGGCACAGAGCGGGAGATCCCCCTCGATCAGATCCAACGAGGTGACATTGTCGTCATCGGGAAGAAGACCTCCAAACGATGGGGGCAGCACATCACCCGAGCTGTCGAGGTGACTCCGACCCACGTGCTCACCATTGAAGGGAACGCTCACGGAAGGCTCGGAGATGGCTCATGGGGGGAAGGCGTTGTGACACGTCGCCGTCCATTCAAGGGCCATCAAGAGGGGCGTGAGAGTTGGATTATGTTCGCATATCGTTTCACCGATGAGGATTACCAATGAGAACACACAATCCCCGTCCGTCATGGTTCGAGCGGATGCAAGAGCTCACTGAGATCTCGGAGAGCCTGATTCAAAAGGCGATGACCTCCGAGAACGTGGGGCCGTCCGAGCCGATCGCGCATGACGTCAACCCTTGGGACAGCACCGCAGCATATGGAGACTCGTATCGGAGCACTGAGCATGAGGGCACGATCGGCCTCGACTACGAGGTGCTTCGTCGTATGTCTAATGTCCCCGTAGTGTCTGCGATCATTCAAACCCGCGTCAATCAAGTCGCGGAGTTCTGCACACCTCAAAAAGATAAATACTCGGCGGGCTTCGTGATATCGGCGCGAGACTCTGATGCTGAGATGACTGATGAGCTACGAGACAAGATCAACGAGTTGACTCGATGGCTAGAGAGCTGTGGAGAAGGGTATAAGTACGGGGGCGCGGATTCGTTTGAAACGTTTATCCGAATGGTCCTCCGAGACTCGCTGACCTTCGATCAGTGCGCTTTTGAGATCATGAAGAATCGAGGCGGAGAAGTCACGGGGTTTATCCCCGTCGATGCTTCAACGATTCGGCGCTCTGCGATCTCTGATGAGGAGAAAGCGGAGGGCCGAAGAGACTGGGAAGACTCTGCATTCATTCAGGTCATCAACGGGAAGAAGGTCGCGGAGTGGGATGCTGATTCTCTCGCTTTTGGGATTCGTCGTCCTCGCACTTGGGTCTATTCGAGAGGATACGGGCATCCTGAGCTTGAAGAGCTCGTGCGTGTGATCACCTACCTCGTCAACGCGGAGACGTACAACGCGAGTAACTTCACGAACGGGATCCATGTAAACTCGATCCTTTCGGTCAAAAGTAAGATGAGTCCTCAAGTGTTTCGTGCGTTCAGGCGAGACTTTTACGCGATGCTCTCAGGAGCCCATCAAGCAAAGCGTACTCCGATTCTTCAACTCGACCCCGAAGCAAACGAGGAAGTATCGAGCGTGAATCTCGGTCAGAGCGCCGAGGAGATGGGGTATTCGACTTGGATGGGCTATCTGACGAAGGTTGCATGTGCGATTTATCAGATTGACCCCGCCGAGCTCGGCTTCGTCTTCGGCGCGGAGGGAGTATCGACCTCTTTGAGTCAGGGAGGACCAGAGCAGCGCATCCTCGCCTCGAAGGATCGGGGCTTGCGTCCGTTATTGAGGCAGGTTCAGGGATGGATCAACCGATGGATCATTCATCCCATCGACCCCGAACTAAGCTTCAGGTTCGTCGGGCTCGACGCGAAATCCGCAGACAGTGAGCTCAAGCGACGAGTCGACGAAGTGAGCCATTATCTCACGATCAACGAAGTACGCGCAGATGCAGGGCTTGAGCCTCTGAAGTCAGGTGGCGACATCATCATGAATCAGACGTTCGTGACTGCGCTCATGGGAAGCGATGGCGCAGAGGGCGAAGTCTCTTCGTTTGGAGAACCCGAAGAGAGCATGGAGGATGAGGGCTCAGGGATTGCTGAAGAGAGCATGGAGGATGAGGGCTCAGGGATTGCTGAAGAGAGCATGGAGGATGAGGGCTCAGGGATTGCCGAAGAGAGCATGGAGGATGATGGCTCAGGGATTGCCGAAGAGGAGGAGGACGCTTTAGGAAAGAGTCAAGGACTCGTGAGAGTGAGTGTCGAGATATGAGTTACTCTGAGATCCTTAAAAGCTATCCCGCGAAGTACTCACACATCAACTTTAAGCCACCGAAGGGAGTCAAGGAGGCAGCGCAACGCGGACTTGATCTCCGAGAGGAACATGGGCGCGGAGGAATCGGAACGCAAGAGGCGGGAGAGTTGGGGATTGGTTCGGGGATTCAGCGAGCGAATGACCTCGTGAGCGGGGACCGCATGACCCCGAAATCAGTACGACGTATGAGGGCCTTTTTTAATCGTCATCGGACTTACAAGACTCGCGGCTATCACGACGACAAGACAAGTGCCTCTTATATCTCTTGGCTTCTTTGGGGAGGAGACGCGGGAGACCGATGGGCCGCTAAAGTTGTTGAGCAGATGGAGAGCGCAGACGAGAAGGAGAAGAAGAAATGAAAGTGACGTTAGAAGCGAGCGCGGAGGAACTAGGAAACCTATCCCGCGAAGAGCTGATTGAGCGCATTACGAGGGCACTCCCGCGAGTCGTAGACTCAGCGATAGAGAGCGCGATGAGTAAGGGGAATGAGCGAGCGGATACTCCTGCGGAGCCTCATGAGCGCATCAAGGGGAGTAAGAAGAACCCGAAGGGCTCCGCGCGAAGTGCGTCGAGTGGTGCTTCAATTAAGCTGTCAGACTCGGTCATCGATGCACTTAAAGCAAAGGTTAAAGAGCACAACGAAAACGCGGATAAAGCTTGGCAACGAGTGACACTTGCTCAACTAAAAAGCGTTTGGCGACGCGGGGCGGGCGCGTTCTCTGTGTCTCATCGACCCTCACAAACTCGGTCTTCTTGGTCTTATGCTCGCGTTAATGCGTTCCTGAAGATCGTCATGGGAGCAGGCAACAAAAAGTACACTCAGGACGATGATCTCCTGCACCGAGACCACCCGAGACGCAAGGCAAAAAAGGCGCTAGAGCCTATGAGCAAAGCACGCGGGGGAGAGATCGACCTCGTCGCGGAGCTCGCCTCGCGAATGCGCGACCTCTATGAAGTGCGCCTGAGTGCTCTCGGAGATGATCTTGAGAGGCTGGTGTCCGATGACTCGTGAGGAACTCGCGGCGGAGACTCGAAAACTCGTTGCTTTGCACCATGATGCTTTTCTCGTTGAGCTCTTCGGGGAGGAGGGCTCGGGGCTCGATGAAGAGAGACTCGCAGAACTCCGAGAAGCGGAGCTCGTTGGAGACCCCTTAACATTCGCGGACGTGCCTCCATATGAGTTCATGTTGCTCGCCTCTCATGTGTTCGGAAATAACCCCGATCGCCTCGCAGAACTCAGAGAGCAGGGGATCGAGGAGTTTGAGCCTCTGGTCTCTGTGCAGCTCCGCGACTTGAGAAACACAGAGCGTTCAACGGTCGAGGTTCCAGAGGTCGCGACTCCCTCAGCACCAGAGGAACCAGAGGATGCTCCCCCGCGTTCTCCTCCTCCCGCTCCCGATTGGATGAGCGTGGCTGAGCGGGGAGCATATGAGCGTCTTTCCTTACGGGCGGGTGAGTACATCAGAGGACTAGGAAACGCTTTGAGTGAGGAGCTTGAAAACGTAGCGGCGGAGGGTTGGCAGGGTGAGGAGATCATTGAAGAGGTAAACCCCGAACAGCGAGCCGAGATGCTCGCCATACTCCGAGAGGAAGCGGCGAGCGAGAGTGCGAGTGGTAGAGATGCTCGTCGGCTTGCGGGGACACTTGCGGATAGATCGAAGTACTACGCGCATAACTGGGAGCGAATCGCTCGAACCGAGTTACAGGGAGCGCACAACGAGGGGCGCGTGATCGCGGCAAGCGAGGCATATGGAGACGAAGCGCAGGTTGCTCGCATCCCCGAGAGCGGCGCGTGTGATCAGTGTCTGCGTCTCTTCACCGAAATGGACGGGAGACCTCGGGTCTTCGCCGTCGATGAGTTGACCGCTAACGGGGTCAATGTGGGGCGAAGTCGCGCTGATTGGCTCCCCACCGTGTTCCCCATCCATCCAAATTGTCGATGTGATACAATCACAGTTCCCCAGGGTTTCGTTGTGACTGAAGACGGAAGACTGCGACGGCCCGAGACGTTGACAGAGGAGTCATGAAATGAGTTTTAAGTTTGCGAGTTGGGTGCGTGCCCTGATGAAAGGGATGGGGCATCGCTATATCAAACGTATCCCATATATGACTCCGAAGGGCCGACGCTACCGATACATTTATCGAGTGGATCATACGCATCAGGGGAAGCATGCCTTTCACGAAGATCACTTCATTCAAGGAACAAAGTTCGCGTTATCGACTGAAGATGGCGCTGAGTTTCATGGACACATCGAGTCTGTGGACGGCGATAAGGTGAAGTACGTGATCGATGACGGTCCGCAAAAGGGCGCAGTCGTCGAGACAACAAAACAAGAACTTGCTGCGAAACTGAACGAGGTTCATGGAGTGAGTGACAAACTCGCAGATGCACGAGACAAGGCGAGTGCGGATCTCGAACAAGTGAAGCAAAGCGGAGGCTCGGAAAAACAGATCGCTCGCGCACGTCGAAGACTGCTAGCTCTCGGTGGTACTGAGGATAAAGAGACCACGCCGACAGAGCAGCTCACCGAGACCGAGCCCCGAGGTTTCGGCGACATCAACCAAGAGTATCAACGCAGACTCGCAGCAGCACGAGACAAGGCCAGAGAAAACCTAGAGCGGGTGACGCGACGCGGGGGGACTAAAAAGCAGATAGCTCAAGCACGTCGAAAACTGCGTGCTCTCGGTGGAACGGAGACCGTTGACACTCGAGCGCCCGATTCAGAGGATCCCAAACCGACAGCGCAGTCAGCTTCTCCGAGCGGAGTGACTGATTCATCGGGGCAGTTGATGAGTAAGCGCACGCTACAAGAGATCGTCGCGAACATTGTAGAGACTGAATCCAAGACGAAGCGCCTCAATATAGCGGACCTTCATGGGGCCTTGTATCAGCGCGGGGTGTCGATTCGCCCTGGACAGCTGAAGGACTTGTTATCCGCAGCCAGTAGTCGAAACATCATCTCCCTCAAGCCGTGGACCGAGGGACTCGATAAAGTGGAGTATCCTGAATACTTGATCAGTAGGCTTCAGGGGAACATGATGTATCATGTAGAACCTGCCAATGGTCCCAAGCGAGATCTCCCCGATACTCCCGCGACCGTTCAATCGAATGGACGACCTCTCTCTCTCGCAGAAGTATCTCAAGAAGTAGTGCGTAAACTGGGATCCAATGCGACATCGATCAAGGATCTGGAAGCGGGGTTGAGGGAGTCGGGGATGGATATCGAGACGGGGCATCTCCACGATCACTTGAACTTGCTCAATGAGAAGGGAATCGTCGCGTTTGAAGAGGATCGCATGCACACGAGAAATCCCGACGCAACGAGCTCTCTCGTTCGACGAGATGAGCAAGGAATAACTCGCGTATATGATAAAGTGAGACTAGCTCAATAGTGAGCAGTACATCGACAGAGGAGCCATGAAATGAGCTTTAGTTTTGCGAGTTGGGTGCGAGCGCTGATGAAGGGGATGGGGCATCGTTACATCAAACGTATCCCATATATGACTCCCAAGGGGCGACGCTACCGATACATTTATCGAGTGGATCATACGCATCAGGGGAAGCATGCCTTTCACGAAGATCACATCATTCAAGGAACAAAGTTCGCGTTATCGACTGAAGATGGCGCTGAGTTTCATGGACACATCGAGTCTGTGGACGGCGATAAGGTGAAGTACATGATCGATGACGGTCCGCAAAAGGGCGCAGTCGTCGAGACAACAAAACAAGAACTTGCTGCGAAACTGAACGAGGTTCATGGAGTGAGTGACAAACTCGCAGATGCACGAGACAAGGCAAGTGCGGATCTCGAACAAGTGAAACAAAGCGGAGGCTCTGAAAAACAGATCGCTCGCGCACGTCGAAGACTGCTCGCTCTCGGTGGTACTGAGGTCGCAGATCAACCCGAGCCGACGACGCCAGAACCAAAGAAGACCGAGGGTGCCCTTGATAAAGAGGCAATCAGAGAGGATCTCGTACGAGATCTCAGGGATGAAGACCGCGACGGAGATCCATTCTTGTTTCGCACATATGGCAAGGAGAGAAGGCTGGGGGCACTTCGCGCATATAAGCAAAACAAGAAGCTCGGACCCCAACAGAAGAAGCACTTAAAAACTGTAGCTGATAATCTCAACCGCAGACTTGAGGCTGTGATCTCATCGGACTCTCCTCTCCCCCTAAGTGATGAGAAGATGATCGAGCGTTACGAGTCCTTCGCGGAACATCACGAGATCGCGCTTCCCTCGACGATTTCTCGGGGCTACGAGAGTTCTGAGGACACGCGCATGCGTTATGCTGAGCATTTACGCGAAGTGAAGGAGCGTATCACGGAGCATCTTCTTCGTAACATGGATATTCGGGCCGACACCACTAGGGGGGATATAAATGGTCAACTCGCTGATCTCGTAGCGGAATCACTAGCCACGAAGCCTCAGCGAGACCGAGAAAAAGAGGAGGCGAGGATCGCAAAGAGAGAGCAGGAGGAAAGGAAACGGGAGATCGACGCCCTTCGGAACAAAGTGCGCCGAGCCTCTGCTCGCGGGCATCCCGTGAGCTTTGATGCCGCTGACGAAGTCAACTCACAAGCAGACTTCGAGCGAGTTATGCGAGAAGCCGAGGAGCGTGCGGAGGCAGAGAAGAGAGAGCGTAAGGCGAGAGAAGACGAGCGATTCATAGCAACGGAGGAGCGAGACAGTCTCGTAGAAACATCAGAGGAATCGATTGATCGATATTTAGAGAGCTCTGGGGGCTCCTTATCTGATCATCGGGATTTCCTCGAAGAGTCTGGAGGTGTAAGACCTGCGGACATTATACGTGCAGTAAAAGAAACTGAGATCTCGACGGAACAAGGAACCCCGATGTTCCTTACACTCCCCGACGGTAACAAAGTAGCTCTGCTTCTCGAGAATGAGAACAACGTTGTATATCAATATTCCTTCTCTTCTGGCAATATCAGCGAGCCCCAGCGGATCAAGGTGAAGAAGTTCTCCGAATCCATTGCGCGGAAGATGCTGAGAGGGCTCGCGCGTAGTGTCTACGGAGGAGAAGGTGAGGATGGAACTAAACTCTTTTTTGAACCCGAGACAGAAAGACACATCGAGACCGCCGCGCGAGAGCTCTCAAACGCGAATGCGGTGAGTGTGCAGCGTGAGAGGTTGGAAAAGTTCGAGTCTTTGACAAAAGCCCCGATCACTCAGGATAGCTCAGGGGACCCCGTCGCGCCCGATTATTCCCCCATCGCGTCCCTTGAGGACATCGACAAGGACACAAAGAGAGCGCTCAAAGAATACGTGTCTTCCAACAAGGACACCCCCGATGTGATGAACCCAGCAGTTGTCGATGGGCAAATGGTCGCGACAAACGGTCGGCTGGTTTTCCATCGAGACAATGTATCGATGAGTGTTCCTGACGGGATTCATTTCACTCTCAACGGAGAGCCGCCAGAGTTCAGGAATTCACGGGTTCGGAGAACTCCCCAAATCCTCGCAGAGCGCACTGCGGGACAAGAGCACGCGGGGACATTGAGTCGGGATACGGTGAAGGCGCTCCATCGTGCTCTTGGTACGCTGAAAGAAAAAGACGGGCTTACAACCTACACGACGCTAAAAGCGGACGGGGAGAACCTTGTCCTCTCGCACATGGGGCGGGAGCTCGTCAAGCTACCACAAGCCGCAGGGAGCGAGATTCGGGGTACTTATTCTTTCTCAGGCTCCGATTTTCGAAGGGTGCTTGGAGCGGGAGGGGACATCTCGATCCATGCCGCTCCCCTGAACTCGTTTGATGATCGTCGAAAGACGGTAGGTTTTCATACGCGACTCGGTAAGATTGAGCTTATGCAACCCAAGATCCTCAGCATAGCAGGAGATGATTAAATGCCATTTAAGAACGAACACGCAGCGCGTCAAAGTGACCCTGCACAATATTCCGAGTTTCGCCGATTCAAACCGCAGGGAGTCCCAGATGGCCTTGAGATGATTCTCGGCATCAAGGACGCGAAAAGCGAGATACAAAGTATCCGAGCGGACGCGGACAAGATGACAAAAGACGAGTTGATTCAATGGCTCCGAGAACATGACTTTATGTTCGATGACGTAGAGGAGGCTACGAAGAAGAGTCTCGATACGTTCGCGCGTTGGGTCCCCATGTCACTTGATGACTTAACCAAAGGTCGTGAAGAGTCAGAGGATAGTGAAGACGAAGAGCTTTCTAAAGCAGTGATCGGAGGGATCTGCTCTACCCGAGACATGGATCTCGAGGGTGAAATTGTCGAGCAAGATGGGATCGATTGGTCTTACTTCCTCGAGAATGGATGGTTCAATCACGAGCACGAGCAAGGCCCGAGCGCCGTTCTTGGGCATCCCGTGAAGATCGAGCCCGTTGACGACGAGCGAACTCGTGTTGAGGGGATCCTGTATCTCGATAAGAAGTTAGGCCGAGATGTTTATGAAACGGCGAACGCGATGAAGAAGGCTGGGGGAGAGCGCTCACTTGGCTTCAGCGTCGAGGGACAGGTGCTTCTCCGAGATCCCCAGAATCAGAAGCGGATTCTCAAAGCTCGAGTCCTCAATGTGGCGATTACTGCGATGCCTGTGAATCCGCACACGAACCTTGAGCTCATCGCGCGTTCGATTGGCGCGAGCATCGGATATCAAGAGGCATCGATCCCCGATGCAGATGCGGCGATGAGTGCGCTCGTGCAACAAAGCCTTGATCGTAGACTGAGCTCTGCTACGTATGGAGCAGAGAAAAAGCGCACGTTGAGCTCTGCTGAGGTTAGAGAGCTCCTCCGCGAGAGGTTGCCGAGTACCGCAGATAAAGACCTAGATGTCCTCGTCGAGAAATTGATCAAACTCGCAAAGTCAACGAAAAATACACACGCTGATAAATTATGATACACTCAACCCCATTAACCTTAATCTGGAGAACACAGGATGCTCGATCAAATGAAGAAGCACCTCGAGGCTAAAGGCGTAGATCCTTCGGTCCTCGATGACTATGAGAGCAGTGTCGCAGAGGTCGTTGAAGTCGAGGCCGACGCCCTGACTGATGCCTTGACAGCACTGACAAAAGCCATGTCCCCTCGTGAAGAAGAGATGAAAGAAGACAAAGTCGCAGAGCGCGAAGAGTCTCTTTTTGACTTGGATGATCAAGAGCCTATGGACGAAGAGTCTATGGACGAAGAAGACATGGACGTAGAAAAAGCCTACTATCGCGACGCGATGAAGGCTCTCGCCGACAACACTGATAAGATGATCGCTGATATGAACAAGCGACTTGATGCAGTGATGAAGGGCGTTGAAGCAATGATGGAGTCAATGAAGGGCATGCAAGCGGAGAGTGAGGGGATGAATAAGAGTCTCAACGCGCTTCGTAAAGAGCCTCAAGCTCCTCGCGCTGTTACTTCGGCTACTGCTCAGGCCCCAGCTCCTACGGGTCCCAGCCGTCAAGATTTCATCAAAAAAGGGTTGTCGATGTTGCAGGACAGCGACGTCGATACATTGCGAAAGGGAGCTGTTCGCTCTGCGATCGCTCAACTTGAAGCGGGGATTCCTGTCTCCGCGATCTCACACATCATTGATCTCGATTAAGATTAAGGAGTCACCATGTATTCATTTCCAGAAGCCAACGCGCTCGTTAATGTAACTGACCTCGCAAACCTGAACTCAGCTCTCCGCAAGAGTGCCGACATCGGCTACCAAAGCGCGGCGGGTACAAGTGGCGGAGATGCGGGTAACCTCTCTCCCCTAGTTCCGCAGAGCATCGAGAACACTCTCAGCTCAGCGACCTACACAATGAAAGAGCTCAGCCTTTGGCCTATGATTCCAAAGGTCAGCGTCACCAACACACTCCACGAGTACGCGGTGATCAACGATCACGGTTTAGATCTCGAGCCCTTCATCGCAGAGGGTAGCGGGGGAACAACAAACCGTTCTGAGTACGAGCGTAAGAGCGTCCGCGTCAAGTATCTCGCAGAGCGTCGCGAGGTTACTGACGTAGCGGGTCTCGTCGGTCTCATCGGCAACAACGCGAACGCAATCGCGGCAGAGACTGAGCGCGGCACACTTCGCCTCATGCAGAAGCTCGAGCGCTCATTGTGGCACGCGAAAGAGGGCGTAAATCCGCTCGCGTTCGATGGTATCATCGAGCAGATCGAAAGCCACAACAGCGGGAAGAACACTTTCGACCTTCGCGGCAAGTCACCGACACCTCGCCTCCTCCAAGAAGTGCTCTCAGAGATCCAGAGTGCTCCGCGCTTCGGTCGTCCCGACTGCATCTATGTTGAGCCTCGCATCCATGCAGAGCTCATCAAGTTCGCAGTTCAGTTCGGTCGTCATGATCAATTTGCGGCACTTCGCGCGGCTGATGGGCTCACCTATGGTGTCCAAGAGCTCAACATCATGAGCCCTTATGGGCCAGTTCCAGTAAAGAGCGCACCCTTCTTGTTCAATGCGTACAACGCACCTAGCGCCGCTTCATCATCAGCGGCTCCAGCGGGCGCGACAGTGAGCTCAATCGCTTCTGCGGGGAGCGACGGGAAGTTTGTCGCGGACGACGAGGGCTTCTACGGATATCGTATCGTGAGCGTAAGCAACGACGGTTTCAGCGCACCAGTGAATGCGCCTGTGGTTGAGGTGGCAGCTTCTGAGAAAGTCACAATCTCTCTCGCACAGCAAGCAGACGCCGTGTTCTATAAGATCTATCGCAGTGAGAAAGCCGCGACTTCGGGCGCAGTGGATTTCTCAACGGCTCGCCTCATCGGTGAGATCAAGAATACAAGCAGCGCAGACACAGACACTGTTTTCATCGATGATAACAGCGTTGTTCCGAACACAAGCAAGATCGTCTTCGTACAGCATGACCCAACCGTCATGGAGTTTGTACGTCTCCTGGACTTCTTCCGTCGTCCTCTCGCTGAGACCGAGACTTCAAAGCCCTTCTTGCTCATGCTCTTCGGTGCTCCGATCGTCAAAGTTCCGAATAAGTGTTTTGTTCTTCAAAACGCTGGAGTCACTGAGACAAGCGGCATGCTGGACACCACGATCTGAGTAACTGATGCGCTGGCAACATAAGACTCTTAGAGATTGCGTGCTCGATGTCGGATCGGGACGTGGAGCGATTCACATCGATGCTGACGGATTCGTCCATGAAGCGAACGAGTACGCGATGAAAGCGCTCACTCAATGGGCCGAAGTGATTGGATTCACAGAGGTCCCTACGAAGCCAGCGCCACAGAAGAAGCGGCGCACGCGTCGCAAAGACGACACATAAGTCTTAGGGGTCGATCATGGGGATCTATACGCAGATAACGCCGCAGTTCATCAAAGATACGACGCTCCTCGGGGTCGACCTCACTTTAGATGATGGATCGAACTATCCAGACATCATCTATACTCAGTCTATCCAAGCCGCGATTCGACACGTCGAGAGCGACTTGGGAATCAACGTTGAGCCGTTCTCGGTACTCCGAGAGCGCCACGACGCAGAGCGACAAGGTCAGTTTAGTTATTGGCCTTTTCGGCTCGACTATCGTCCCGTGGCTTCATTTGAGGCTGCGCGGATTAGGTTCGGGAGTTTTCAGGCCGTAGAGATCCCGCTCTCGTGGATCACAGCAACCTCGAACACTCACGGACAAATTCACCTGATCCCAAGCTCTGAGTCTTTGGGGTCTTATTTCTATCGAGCGGGCGTGCCCTTGATGGGCGGTTCGGGGATCTATGAATCTCGCGGGTATATACCTGCTTATTTCGAGTTCGACTACATCGCAGGTTTCACGGATCAAACGGGATCCGCGACCATTCCCGCAGGGGAAACAGAGGTCGAAGTCACACTCCCTAAGAGCTTATTGATGAGTTACATCGTAACCACGGATCAGAGCGCCGTGAGGGTGAGTGGACGGAGTAACGACGGCTTCACTTTAGCGTTGAGTTCAGCGCTCGCCGATGACCTAGTGATCTCTTGGACTGCGGATACCTTACCCGCAGATCTGAAACAAGCAGTGGGTATCAAAGCCGCGACTCTCTTGTTGTTGCATGTGGCTGGAGATTTGATTCTCGGAGCGGGTATCGCGTCTCAATCCGTCAGCGTAGACGGACTCTCAACGAGCATCGATACCACATCCTCCGCGATGTATTCAGGCTACTCCGCACGCGCAGAGAACCTTGACAAGCAATATAAACACTTGATGCAAGGTCTACGTGCTCAGTACCGCGTTACTCAGTTCGGAGTCGTCTGATGTCTACGTTTCCCGCACGAGCTCCCTCAAAGCTCAGACCGAGAGTTGACTTCGAGGATGAGAAGTTTCGACGTCTCATCTTCACGAAGGGGATTGATCTGAGTTGGGAGCAGTGCGCCGAGTGCCCTTGCGCTCGGGGATCTGATGATTTCTCGATCCCCTTGAGTTACGGCAGCGCAAACCAAGCGACAGGAGAAGCTCGCTCAGATTGTGCATTGTGCGACGGTACGGGATACTTTTGGCACAGCGCCCAGGATATCCGAGCGGTTGTGACCTCCAGCACATCGAAGACCGAAGCGTTCGCGCTTTATGGTGAGTATGCTCGAGGTATGGTTCAGATTTCGACGCTGCCAGAGCATTTACCCTCTTATGGAGATCGTTTCACGGTACTTGAAAGCGTGCGCGTGTATCGTGAGACCCGAGTTCGGGGAGCTGGATCGATCGAGGCTTTACGTTACCCCATTCAATCACGCACCCTCGATCTATCCACAGGACTCTCCGAGGTTCGTGTTTTACGCTTTCAATACGCAAACGCGGACGGAACGAGTGCAGAGGCTAACTCTCTTACGGAGGGAGTGGACTTCACGGTCACAGCGGAGGGGAAGCTCGATCTTAGTCTAGGCGATGCGATAGACAGCACACCAACACAGGGGACGCGCTACAGTGTGTCATACTTTGCGAGGCCGCGTTATTATGTGGCTGATCATCCTCACGTTCATCGCGACTCGGTGCGACGACACAAACAAGCAGAAGAGACGCCTCTTCTGCTCCCGATCCAAGTTCAGTGTTCTCTCGAATTCTTAGGGGGATGATATGGCACAGATCGGAATCCTTCGAGCGCAAATTCTCGAAGCTCTCGGTTTCGGGGAGCAGGAGACTCTAAGGCGTTCTCAACTTCTTGCGGACCTCATTCTTGCCGAATGGACAGCTGAGGCGCGTAAGAAACTGAACACGACACTAGATGCCTATAAGCGCTCGTTACAGGTGCGCGACGTTTCGAGTAAAGGGTTCACTTGTGGACTTCCTGCGAGTCCGAGCACTGCGATCCTCGCACACATGGTCGAGCAGGGAATGGGGAGCGGGGGGATAGGTACATCGGGCCCGTATGATGTCCGTAAGTATCTTCTTCGCGCAAGTACCCGAAACATCAGGAGATCGAAAGCTGGGAACCTGTATCTCCATGTTCCTTTCGGTCGTAAGGCCAAGGATATCCGAGCCTCATTCGGTGCTCAAGCCGCGAACCGAGCACGCAGACTCTCCGCGACGATGACCGACGCCGACAGGAAGACGCGATATGGAGGCAGGCTCCCCGCGCACATGGTTCCCAAGCTCAAGCCACATCATGTCAGTGATCCTCTCGCGGGAATGGTGAGAATGGCCTCGACGTATTCAAAAGGGCGTGGAGGCAAACCCCGCAAGCAAACCAGCACGTATAGAACATGGCGCACCGCGAGCTATACCAACACGAACCCGAAAGCCTGGTTGAGTAGTGGGATCAAGGCGCGTCGAATTATGGACGATGTCACGAGGCAGCTCCCTACTCTTATCTCTCAGGTCTACTAATGTTTGATCTTAATTCTCTCAATGTCCTCAGCTCGGGTTTTGCGTATTACCGAACCCGCGAATCTGAGTTCAAAGCACTATTCTCGGGGATCGCTGACTCAGTACTGAGTCAATGGTTCTCTGAACTCTCCTCTCATTATCCTACATTTCGACTACGAACGGCACGAGGAACAGACGAGACCCCGATGCTCATTGTCTCGTTGCTTGCCGAGAACGTCACTCAAACAATACTCGGTGACTTCGACTCTCGGGCTGAGGGAGAGTGCGTTGACTCGTATCTGATTCGTGAGCTCTGCGAGATTACGATTCTCGCGAAGTCCCCCGATATGGCTCGGGTGTATCATGTGCTTGCTCGCGCCTCGATCGCGATCGCGAGGCGCTCGCTTCACCGCGCAGGATATCACCTGATTGAATATGGAGGCTCCGACGCGCTCGCGCCAGAAGAAGAGCTAGCCGCCGAGGAGTTAGGAATCTACGCTCGCAAACTCACATACTCGGCAGATCGGCGCATCGCCATCCCGATCCCCAGCTCTGCGGAGTTTGATGTACCTGTATTCTCGGGCTCAGATGTTCGCGTGCTCGCTTCGGATCAAACAGACAACGAGGGGAATGAGGGTCAAGTCTCTATCCCCTCCGAACTATGATATACTCGCTCTCAAAGGAGGCTTAGACTATGCCATCATCACTCAGCCTGAATGGGCTCAATGTTTATCGCCCCGCGATTTATGCGGAGGTGGACGCTTCGGCTCTCGGAGGACGAGGCCCAAGTACAGGGAACGTCTGTATCGTAGGCGCATTTCCGCAATTTAAACAGAGCGAAGCGCTCTCATTCTCAAGCGCTCAGGATTTGGTCGCTTACGACCCCGCCGATCCTGAGCTCGCTCTGCTTGGAAGCATTGCCTTCTCACCTTCCCTCGACGACCGTATCCCCGCTGGTGCGCAGACGCTCTCGTTCCTCAACGTGCAACCGACGACTCAGGCGAGCGTGATGCTCCTCGATGCCGATGGTGGAGACGCGCTTCTCGTAAAAAGCTCGCTCTATGGGAGCAGAGGAAACCGAACCACGATCAAAGCCGAGAATGAGAACACAGATCAAATCAAGCTCACTGTGAAGCGTGACGCGAGCGAGGAGATCTTTGAGGGGATTGAGAGCGGCGATCTCGCTTCAGTGTATTATGCGGGTTCACTGCTCAGCGTGGTCACTCTCCTCGCCTCTCGCTCTTCGGTCGCGCTCTCTTGGACACAGACTTCGGGAGCGATGAGCAACGGGTCTTTGAGCGTCGATGTCTCCGATATGTCCTTGAACAGTACGCTCGACGTGACGCCTTCTGAATCGGATCACACGAACACGTTATTCGTCGCGATTTCGGGCCTCTCGTCTGCGGGCGCGGTAGTCTCCGAAACGCTGTCTTTTGTTGCGGGTGACAACGCTCAGCAAACGACATCGTCTGAGTTTTCTTCGATCACCTCGATCGCGGTTACAAGTGACGATGCAGCTTACACAGGTACTTTTGACATCGAAGGTTCTCTCACTCTGACTCCGAGTGAGTATGCATCCCTCCCTGAGATGGTGGATTCAATCAACGCGCTCTCAGGTTTCGTCGCATCTTATGACGCTGCACGCTCATATCCCGCAGACGAGATTGACGCGATTCCGTCCTCTTCGATTGTCGGGATCGGTAACAAGGCGACTTTCCGCGCCGATCTCTATGCAGTGATCGAAGCCTTGAGCTCGTCGGCGCTTGTGACTGTGAGCCGAGCGAGCGGAGGAACTCAGCGACTCGCGCAGAGCGACGGAGACGCGAGTATCACCGCACGTTTAGAGGGAGGGGCCTCGACACTTACGAGCCTCAGTGATTGGACTTCTGCGCTCGCGACGATTGAGGCGAGTGACTTTCAAATCCTTGTGGGCTGGACGACAAACATCGATCAGATGAGCGAGATCAAGAAGCATCTCCCTCTCTCTGCGCGTGCTGGAAAAGAGCGTAACGCATGGCTCGCGAGTCCCGCGAATACATCTCTCAGCTCAATCAAATCGACCTACACTCAGATCCTCAACGACCGCAACATTGCTTTCGTGGGACAGAGTATCAATGTTGAAAAGCCGAACGGGACACGTGAGACTCTGAGCCCGTTGTATCTCGCTCTCATGTTGGCTGCGATGCAGGCGGGTTCACCGATAGGAACTCCGCTTACGCGCAAACGCCCTCGTGTGAATGATGTGAGTGGTAGCTGGAACGGGAACACTCAAGCCAAAGAAGCGATTCTCTCGGGTGTTGTATCTCTGAGCTTTGAGGCCCAGGGCTATCGTGTAGAGCGCTCGGTCACAACATACATGAGCGACGACAACCCCATCTTCTCCGAGGTCTCAGCAAACGAGTCCGTGAACGCCTCGATCAGAGATCTGCGCTCAGAGTTGGATCGATTCGTCGGAGCCGCAAATCGTAGCCTCACCGCGAACCGCGTGAAGAGCCTTGCTCAAAGCCGTCTCAATCGTCAAGTTCAGGACGGTATCATTAAGAGTTTCAGGGATGTTGTAGTACAAGATGGGGGTGACACTCTCATCGTAGGTTATACGGTCTCCGCCGTTGAGCCTCTCAACTTCATTCGCCTCGATGTATCGGTCGCCCGATAAGGAGTATACAAAATGGCTGAACCAGTTTTTTCAGGAGCTCGCGCAAAACTCATTGTCGATGGAACCGAGATCGGATTCGCGACAGGCGTATCCGCTAGTGAGTCGATCACACATCAACGAGTGGATGTGCTCGGGAACATCGATTCTCAAGAGCTCGTCCCCGTGTCCCGCGTTGTTTCATTGAGTGCCGATTTCGTAAGAATTACGAATACTTCGATTCAGGAGCTCGGCATCATGCCCCGAGGGAACACCGCAGACGTGATCAATTTCCCCGAACTGACCTTGGAAATCTACGATCAGGTCGCAGACACTCCAGTCTGGAGGGTTGAGGGAGCGCGTTGTGAATCTCGGAGTTGGCAAGTTCAAAGCGGCTCGATCGTCACAGTCAACGCGAGTTTCCAAGCTCGACGCCTCTTCGATGAGCGTGGCGCATGACATTTGATTTGCGAAACATTGAGGCAAGCGAGCCTGCTAAGAGAGAAGAGTTGATCCCTCGGGAGACCCCCATCTCCATCGCGTACTCTGCGCCCGATGGTACTCGGTATGATGCGACGGTGATCTGCCGAATCCCTGATGGGGAGGGTCGTACACTCATCGATCGCAGAGCTGCGATCCTTGCGGGTGTGTCTTGGGCTCAGTTGAGCGAGTACGCGCAGGCCCGTTTCTTTGCGCTCGCGACCTTGAGTGTCCACCTCATCGACCTCCCCGACTGGCTTAATCAGTGGGTTCAGGAAGACGATGAGCTTCTTTTCGCGGTCCGAGGGGAGGTGGAGCGTCACGCGCTCGTATGGTTTCGCGGAGGTCGAGAAGCGAGTGAGGATGCAGAGGGAGCGTCCCGAGTTCGCGTTTCTGCGCCACACCTTACCGAGACCACCTAGATCCGCGAGCGAGGTGGACCGCCTTGAGTATTATTTGTTGTCCCTCGAGGATGACGAATATGAGAGACTGATCAATCAACCTACAATCCAACTGCGAGACCACGCGCCGAACATAGATGATCCGTGGGAGCGGGAGTACTGGGAGTCACAAAGATGAGTCAACAAAGGCATAGCTCAGAGATCGTCGTCAGCATCGACGACGCTCAGGTGCAAGAGGCGGCGCGAAAGCTTGAAGAGAGTTTCCAGCGAGTCGGCGAAGCGGGAGCGCGTGCGATGGAGCAGACCTCCAGAGCGGCGCGACAAACTACGCAGACAATGGCGCAACCTCCTGCACCTCCTGCACCTCCTGCACCTCCTGCGAAAAAACGAAAACCGAGGAAGAAAAAGCAAACGCCCGAAGAGGAACAGCCACCCGAGGAGACTCCCTCAGAGGAAGGGCCGACACCTCCTCCGAAAAAGAGAAAACCGAAGAAGAAAAAGCGCCCTCCAGAGGAGCCAGAGGAGCCAGCGGAGCCACCTCCACCCCCAGTATCGCACACAGCTCTCGACGATCTCGGTCCTGCGGGTATGGCGAACAAGGACCTCGACGACTTAGCCGCGATGGGGCGCAAAATCCAAGCAGCATCAAGAGCTAGGGCTCTCGAGATCGTGCAGAACTATGTCCCGCCACCAACCCTCGCACAACGCGCGGGAGCTTATGGGTTAGGGGTAGGCCGAAACCTCGCAGTGGCGAGTCCAGGTATGCTCGCGACAAGTGCTCAAGGACTCTTCGGAGGTGGAGGGAGCTCAGGTGTTGCGCAGTCTCTCGGAGCTCTAGGAGGCTCAGTCGCAGGAGCGTTCGGTTCTTCTCGCCTCGCTTCGGGGATCCCTTTTTTGGGGGGCATATTAGGGGGAGCGATCTCTCAACGCGCCGCGAGAACGGGGCAGATCGCGGCACTCGAGCGCCCTCAAACCGAGCTCGCTTTGAGTGGTGCGCAAGGAGTCCGAGGTGCGCGGAGTCGTTTCGAGCGCTTAGGGATCTCAGGTCTTGAGGGTGTAGGGGCGCTCCGCACATTGTCGCGGGCGCTCGGTTCTCAATCTCCTCTGTTCGAGAGGGGCAGGATCGGAGCGACCTCTGACTTTCTAGCTGAGTCGATACTCAGAGGCATCGATCCCAGTGCGATCGGTGGCTTTGTGAGGGGAGGGGCGCTCGGTGGAGGAGCTCGAACGGGGACGGTGGGGTCGATGAGTCTTGCGAACAGGTTGGCAGGCACAGCTCGAGAGATGAATCTCACAGGTGCAGGTGCGGCTCAACTCCTCGGAATCATCGCCCAAAACACTCAGCGCATCGCGGCGGAGGGTTTGAGCATCGATGAGGAGAGCGCTGCGAAGTTCATTCGTGGCATAGATAGCGCAGCGCTAGAGGCAGGAGCGCGACAACTTCAGGGCGTCGGAGCTGCGCGAACATTCACGCAATTCGGCGGAGCTTTGGGAGGTGTAGCTTCAGGGTTTAGAGGTCAGTTTGGGGGCCTCGCACAAGGCGCACTGACAGCCGCGGCGGCGCGTGGTGGAGGAGGACCCCTCGACGTTCTGCGGAGACTCGAAGATTTCCGCACGAACCCCGAAAGGGCGATCAATGCACTGCGAGAAATGGGTATTGAGGGAGATCTTCTCGAACTCATACTCTCGGCGCTGGGCCTGAGTACTCAGCAAGCGGGAATCCTGAGAGTCTCGAGATCTTCAGAGCTAGGGGACCCGATCACGGGCCTAGATCGGGGGACCATGAGGAGGGGGATGCAGGTTTCGAGAGCGGTGCAGACCGCTGAAGGGCGTATTCTCCGACAAGTCGAAGCGGATCCTCGGTCACTTCAGACCTTTATTCAGCTCAATGCGAGACTTGAAGAACTTACGCTCAGTTTGACGAAGGGAGATGGCCCCGTAGTACGCTCGCTCTCTGCGATCGAGACGGGGATCGTGGAACTGATGAGGCTTGCGCAGAGTGGCAATATTTCCGCAGAGATAGGACGCGCAATCAGGGAGGCTTTGTTCTGATGTCAATTCGTGTTCGGATTCAT